AGCCATTTGATGCGATAAGTTCGATGTCCACGATACGTTGATTAGTAGGCTTCCCATCAGCATCACGATAGACATCAGAAGGAAGAAGCGCATAACCTTGTTCGTTAAACTTAAGATCACGTAAAATCTTCTCCATCTGTGATCGTACAGATGCCTGATCAGCCGTAGCGTCAGGGCTAAGATATTCTGCAGCGATACGACCAACTGGGACACCATGTAACTCACGCTCTACTGCTATCGCTTCGATGTTTTGCAGGTTCTTAAGATACTGGTAAGAAGTGTATGCATTCCGTAGGATAGAGCGTCCAGATGGGTCGTTGTTCGTGTTCGTCGTCTTGTAGTGTAGTATCTTGTTAGATGGGATGAAAAGAGACTTAGAGCCGTAGTTTTGTTCCTGACGGACACCCAACACGTCTCCTGTTGTCTTATCCACATCAAATCGCTCAATCGTCCACTGTGCGCGAGACGCAAGTTTGCGTACACCAATTCGTCCGTCTGAGTACTTTGAGTAGTTAGAGGCTTGTCTTTGTTGCGGTCCACGACGACGCTTGTAGACAACCTCGAATATTGAGAAACCAAATGTTAAATGAGACAACGCTTCAGAGATGTGGTCATCTAAAGTATGTTCCATATCCTCTAGGATACTCTTAACGAAGTCTGCTTCCTTTTGTGCTTTGAGCTTATCATTAGCAGGTTCTACATAGTAGTCAACATCACGTAGTACCTGTTCCGTAGCGTACATAATAGCACCAATCGTACTATCGTTGTCACGCATCTCGCGGAACTTGCGGATTGCTCGTTTGCCTTTAAGGTCGGGCAGAAATTCATCAGCACGGATAGTTCCGTCCTTGGTGTTAGTACCACCTTGGCCTAACTGTACCTTTCCTAACTCTTCGCTCAGTTTCTTCATTGTTGTTTAACCTAGATAAATTTGATTGAGACCCTTAGAGTCGGCGTAAGATAGACGAAGAGTAGGGTTAGTTACACCGTTAAGCATTAAGTCTGTTAAGGCCCAGACACAAGCATCTAGTCTGTCTGGTGAACCTAGAGAACCAAGAGGTTCCCAAGTTCTCATTTGCGTTTCAAGCTCGTCAAGGCCCGTTGTATGTTTGACACGGCCTCTTTCATAGAGTGCAGATATAGGTTCAGCCCTAGCCATTTTTCCTCTAGAAGCATGTACAAGACGAATAGGCACTGTCTCGTCTTCTGCTTCAAGGGTTCTACGAACCATTTCACCGCCTTGATTGCGTTCGGCAACAATACGATCCGCATTGTACGATTGGTAGAGCGAGATAGCTTTCGCTGCCCATTCAGCAGGGCTGTACCGATCTGTGGCATCTTCAAGGACATATCCTGTTCCATTCACATCTATACCAGCAACTATCATTCCTGTCATGTCAGACTCTGTCTTGGCTGTGACAGCAGGGTCTATAGAGACAACAATTCTGTTTAACTCAGGTACGTCCTTCTTTTCAACTAGACAACCATCTAGCATTTCTGTCGTCCACAAAGCTCCGTCTGCTTCCTCTAGGACTTCAGCATAAAGTTCTTGTCTACCTAACCTAGTGCCTTCATATTCCCTTCGTACCGTGTCAAGGAAGGGTTTCGCTAAGTTAGCTTGGTTATCGAAAGTCGATCCTCTTGTGACATGACTGTCAGGAGACTTAATTAAACCCCGCATTAACTTAGTAGGCTTAGGTGTCGTTGTTACCATGACACGAGGCTTACGCCCTAGACGCAAAGTAAACTGCAGCATATCCCATACGTCTTGCTGGTTACGCCAAGCAGCTACCTCATCTGCCCATGCCGCATGAAACTGAGGTCCACGTAGACGTTCTGGGTCTTCAGCAGAATAGAACTCTACCTTAGCCCCATTCTCCCAAGTCAAGGTTCTGTTCGTAGGAGACCAAATAGGGTAACCTAACTTACCACCTCTGTAAGTCGTGTCACCCTTCCAACAAGTATTAAGGAAACCACTTTCCCCCTCTACCATAACTCGTCTGATATCTGAGTTAGTAGGGGCTACAGCAGCTATACGCCTCTTCCCACACTTAATCTGGTGTCTTACCCACTCTACGCCAGCACGGGTCTTTCCCCAGCCTCGTCCAGCTAAAGCAACCCAAACAGTCCAGTCCCCTTCAGGCTCTAACTGTTCAGGCCTAGCCCAAAAGGGCCAAGTGTAACGTAGCTCCTCAGCCTTAGCTGGACCTAAAGCCTTCATTACCTTTTCGTACTGCTCCTCTGACAACTGTCTTAAGTCATCAGCATGTACTTTTATATCAGGTATCTCTAGCTTTGTGTGCATCTAAAGGTACTACGTTGTCTTCACCCTTGTCTTGCAGACCCCTGCCTAGCAATCTCGCTAATTCATCTGTGGCACTATTGTCTTCATCTTCGGGTGTTAATGAAGTATTGACATTCTCTGTTGACTGAGGAGACCAACCACCTTGTGATCTTAGGTAGAACTCAGCAGCCTTTACGTCTCCATCCAGAGCCTTCTGGATCATAACGTTACCTATTCTCTCAATGACATCAGCCTTAGCTTGAGCTATATCTGAACCATAGTGTTTATACAAAGTACTCGTTGACTTAGGCGCATCTGAGTAAGTAGCAACCAAGTGATTCAACAAGTCACGTATAGACACACCTGCAGACACCTTAGCATGGATGTCCTTAGCAATCTTAGGGTTCTTTTTGTGTATAGCTGTAGGCATTTTATTAGGTTGAGGACAATCAGCGTCCCACGTCTTACATATTGTATCTAAATTGACAATGTGTGTTAAGGTTCGGACGGTTTTGTCCTCATATTGGTATTATAGCATAAAGCGAATCACTTTGTCAAGCAAAATATTCAGCTAATTGCATATAATTGACATAATCTGTGTCTTTTCTATACTATTGTATAGTACAATTGTTCTCTTTTCTCTTTTGTTTTTATATTTTACTTATGTCTTTATTTGTTCAATTGTATATATACAATAGTATAGCAGTTCTAGTGATTCGTGTCAACTGTTTTAGTCTCGTGTCAACAATTCTTTTGGTTAGTGCTGCTGTATTGCACCTCACTATTTTTTTTTGTTTAGGAAATGGGGGTGGTTACGCGAGGCTAGTGACCCTACCCGTAGGAATATGGAGGGTCCCACTAACGGATATTAAACGAGGGTAAACGGATACAATTGAAATAAACACTTGACACGGAGCGAGGGCTGGCAACCACACAAGCGAATCAATTCGTACCGTGTTCGAGTGAACAAGACAACGGAACAAGACTCCGTTGCATCCCTAACCAATTGAAGGGACACAACAAACTAGATTGAACAGACAAGGCCAAATAAGGCCCACTGAATAGGGCAAACGTTTTGCCTAGTGGGTTAAGAAAACAACGGGCTTTTCCCCTTCCCAGCACGCCGCACAAGTACCACAAGACAGCGTTTTGCCCTCTTGTTCGGGACATATGAAAGCCCTCTTTTCTTTCACCATATCTTGCGCCCTTCGGTCATCGAAGGACAAAGCAGACATGGAGTCCAGTTCATAGGCCCCACTAAAACGGATTGAGACTCGGGAACTCTTGTTTATCCGTTGCACCAATTCCCCAATAGCAGAGTCGGGCTTGTGGGCCGTGTATCCCCATATTGACAAGCAACGGAACGCGCCGATTGCATTGATCCAAAACCAAACATGAGACCGATTAACAAAATCGCCTAAGACATGGAGTCTTATCTTGTACAATCGGCCCTTGGTTTCATACGACTCCAATTGGGACCAAACGTTGCGCATTGTCTCCAATGTCCACGGGTATCGAATAGCGTTGCGCATATTGTTCCCATAACAGTCGGCCCAATGTCCGCAATAGTCGGGACAAGTTGAACGTTCGGGCAATGTCAGAGTCCGTATGATTTGGCCTTTGTCTTTGCCCTTGGTGACACGTTTGCCCACCTTGGTGTTGCGTGAGTCTTTTATGGGCAATTGCCCTTCCATAGGCGCTACCACCTTATGAATAAATAATGGGCGGCCCTCTTGCACCGCCCTTTGAGTCTTAGTCAATTGTTTCATTATGACTCCTCTTGTTCATCATATTGGGGCAATGTTCCGTCCCCGTTGCAATAGTGGCAAGTTTCCGACTCTAGGAAAGACTCGCCAATGTCGTTTGTTGGGGATTGACGATATACAATCGAATGCCAGACTCGCCCTTCCCCGTCGCATTCTGGACACTTATAGATTTGCATATGCGCCAAGCCCTTTGATTGCATTGTGGGCCGTCATAGGCGCAACGTCGAAGACTCGGGCTATCTTGAAAACAGGCATTCCCGCTTTCGCGTAGCCTCTTGCCTCAATCACTTGTTTATCGGTCAATGAACGTTTGCGCCCTTGTCCCCAATTGGTTTGGGCGGCAATCGGTTTACCCTCTTGGACAAGGGCAACGGCCTTGCGCAATTGGGACACGACAAATTCTGAATTGTCCCATTTTTCAAAGTGATAAGACTCCGATACGTCCCTTGCGGTTTTGGCGTTCACTTCCATTGAATCGAGTGAATCCGCAATAAGCCGAATCCAATCTTGCGCATTCGTTCCAATGTTAAATTGTGTTTTCTTTTCCATTGTTTTGACTCCTCTTGTTAAATGGAATTTATGCTGCATTGCGGACCATTTGGTCCCAAGCGTTTGATTGCGTTAGGCGTTCAACCGTTGCGGCCCGTTGGTGCAACGTATCCGCGACGTTATCCGCACCCGTATTGCGGACACTAAATGCGCCTACGTTATGACTCGCGTAATAGGTTAGGGCGCTATAAAAGGCCCAAACGGTTTGACCGCGGTCACGGGCCTCTTGTTCGTACTGTTCCATAAGATTCTTGGTTAAACGGGCCGCGACTCCGTTTGCCTTTAACGTCGACTCCGCTTGTTCTGGTGTAAGTTTACGTTCGGCCCACAATTGCCAGACTCCGACTCTTTGTTGGTAGTCACGAATCCCTTGTTCCAACATGGGGACAAGATAGGACAAGTCGAGTCGCGTTGTGTGTTTGCGTTTACTGAATGCGTCAATTGAAAGCCCTAGCATTCCGTTAGTGCACACAAGGTCAATCGCGCCCGTGTAGGCTGTAACGGGCTTTGATCCGTCAAACGTGTTCACGATGGAAACCTGAAAATTGAGTTCCGTGTCATTTGGAGTCCCGCGTCCGAATGCGTTGCGCAATTGACGGATACGCGCTGCCGCTTGCGGGAAGCTAAATGTCATTTTGCTAAATGCACCATT